GGGCAGCCGACCCGACGCTGCTGGCACCGGATCGGCAGGACTGGCCGCTGAACGGCAAAGCCCGACCGGGGGCGGTGGTCTATGGTGGGCTGAACACCCAAGGGCAGGCGATGCTGCGCCCGTTGGAAATGAACGGCGCGCTTGGCCTGACCTTGCAGGAAAAACAGCAGAAGATGGAGGAAATCCGCGATGCGTTCCATTTCACGCTGATGAACCTGGCCGGGCGCACCGGGATGACGGCGACCGAGGTCATGACGATCAACGAAGAGCGTCAACGGCTGTGGGCCCCGCACCAGGGCCGGGTGCAGGAAGAGTTTCTGGCCCCCAAGATCGCGCGCCGGTTCAGTCTATTGTGGCGGGCCGGGCAACTGCCGCCCCCGCCGCCGGAAATGCAGGGGGTGGCGCTGGATATCCAGTATCTCAGCGCTGCCGCCGCCGCGCAGCGCTCGGTCGAGGGTAATGCCGCGCTGCGGGTGTTGCAGGACATCGCACCGCTGTTGCAGATCAAGCCCCGGCTGGCCGACCGGATCGACGAGGACGGGTTGCTCGAGACGCTGGGCGATGCGCGGGGTGCCCCGGCGAAGATGTTCCGCTCGCGCGAGGCGGCGGATGCCATGGCACAGCAACGCGCCCAGGCGCAGCAGGCCCAGCAGATGATGGCGGCGGCGCAAGCCGGGGCCGGAATGATGAAGGATGTCGCCGGGGCGCAGGCCCAGATGGCGGCGGCGGGCCAAGGCGGTGGTGCATGATGGCAGTGGATCAGTTGCAGGAGATCGCCCAGGCGCGGGCCACCATGCTGATGCGGGGTTACGCGCCGCTGGTCTGCGACATCGGGCGGCAGTATCTGGCGGAGATGGTCAGGGGCCAGCAGGTGCTGACAATCCCGCAGGCGCTGGAGTTGTGGCAGGACGCGCTGGCGATGCGGTTCAACACGCGCGACGACATGGAAGGCTTTGCCGTGGTGCCCTTCGCTGTGCTTGCGGTCGCAGAGGAGGAGGGCAATGCGTGACCCGATGCAGGACATATTCGACGCTGCCGAAGCGGCGCAGGATGCGCTGCACCTGCAATCTGGCTGCGAAACCGCCCTTCGCGCCGCCATCGAGCCGTTGCTCGCAGGCGATGTCGAGCGGGAATGCATGGTCTGGGCGCTGGTCGAAAGCATCGTGCATTTCCGCCAGGACGCGACGGCCTGCGTGAAACAGATGCAGGCCGCAAGCATGGGGGGGGCCGCATGATCTGGGACCGGGTAACAATTCTGCGGGCGATATTCCCGAGCCGCGCTACGGCGGGAGAGGTGGCCCGGCGCTGGCGTGCCGCCGCCACCCGCGAGCGCGAGCTTGCCGCCGACGTGATCCGCATGGGCGGGCTGCTGACCTTGCAGCCGATCGAGAACGGCGCGCCCGACCTCAGCAATCCGCAGCGGCTAGCCTACGAGGCCGGCCGCCGCGATCTGGCCCTGCAACTGCTGGCCATGATGAACCTGAGCCTTGACGAGATGAACACCCTGATGGAGGACAATGATGTTTAAGACCCTGCTTTTCCCGGCCCTGCCGGTGGCGACCCGGCTGTTTGCAACTGAAGGCGGTGCTGCCGGTGCTGCGGCGGCGGCCGAAGGTGCTGCCGCAGATACCGGAGCAGCGGCAGCCGCCAGTGGTGACGCCGCTGCGGCGTCTGCGGCCAAGTGGTTCGAGGCGGCGGACTACTCGGCGGAAGATCGGGCGTGGCTGGCGGCGCGCGGCTTGGCCGAGGATGACCCGCTGAAGGTGCTGCCGAAGACGATCCATGGTCACCGCGCCGCCGAGCAGCGCATCGGCAAGGGACTGGATACCATCATGGACCGCCCGGCCAAGGATCAGAACCTGGCGGACTGGATGCGCAGCAATGGCGCCATTCTTGGCCTGCCCGACAAGGAAGAAGGCTACACCGCCGCCCCGCCCGAGGATTGGCCGAAGGATGCCGCCTGGGATACCGAGTTGGAGGCCAAGGCCCGCAAGGTGGCGTTCGAGGCGGGCGTGCCGCCCGACGTGCACAAGGCCTATGTCGGGCTGTTTGCCGAGAAGATCAAGCAAATGGATGCCGCTGCCAAGGAAGGCATGGTCAAGGCGCAGGGCGACATGATGGCCGAGTTGCAGCGCGACTTCGGGGCGCAGACCGGCGCCAGGATCACTGCGGCAAAGCAGGCGGCGCAACTGCTGGCCGAGAAGGCGGGCATGTCAACCGACCAGTTGAGCGGCATCAGCCAGGTGCTGGCCGCAAAGACCGGCGATGCCGGGGTAATCCGGTTGTTCGCGGCCATGGCCGACATGATGGGCGAGGATACGGCGGTGGGCATCGGCAAGGGCGGGCCGCTGACCATGACGCCCGCCGAGGCACGGGCCGAGCTCGCCCGGTTGAACGCGCCGGAGGGGGAGTATGCCAAGGCCTTTTCCGCCCAGGATGCAAGGGCGATGGCCGCGTTGAAACCGCGCATCGAACAGCTTTCGAAGATCGCAGCGGGCACCTCCTGAGGCACTGCACATATTCGGCATTCTGTAAAGCCCCGGTGCCGCGCGCACCGGGGTTTTTTATGGTCGGATACCACTTGAAGTTTGTTGCGATCTGTGCTTCACCAGATATTGACGGGCACCCCGGTATTTTCGGGTCCAGATGACAGCAGCAAAGACTGCCGCCCCAGATCAGCGGATGATCAGGACGGGTCCGCATCGATCGGGCACCCCTTCCGAAAGCTCACACATCGTCGTCAGTTTTCAAGAAGGAGGGGAAGATGCCCCGTGCAATGAACGTCGAGGCACATCACCGGCTGATGTATGCCAATTCCGTGACCATGGTGGCCCAGCAGAAGCTGGACCGTCTGAAAGATGCCGTGACCGTGATTTCGGCCAATGGCGAGGCGCAATCGACCACCGATCTGTTCGATGCGGGCGAATACCAGTATGGCGAGGCGCGCAGCCGCACCAACCCGCAGAACCCGATCACCGGCACCCGGCGCTGGCTGATCCAGCCGCCGGTGATCGAAAGCGGCGATCACATCGACAAGGAAGACAAGTTCGCCACGGCGACCGATCCGACCTCGACCTACGTCACCATCCACACCAACCGGGTGCGGCGCGGGGTGCATGACCGCACCCTGGGGATCCGCAAGGATGCGGTGAGCGGACTTTACCTGGTGGCCGATGGCGGCATCATGGGCTACGCCAACGAAGGCAAGCGGGCACAGACCCAGACCACCCTGCCAGCCGGGCAGTATGTGCCGGTCGGCACGACCGGCCTGACGCTGGACAAGCTGCGCGACGCCAAGCTGACGCTGCAGAAGGCCGAGTTCGGCATGGAAGATGATGACCCGCTGTTCTGCATCATCACGCCGCAGCAGAACGACGATCTGCTGGCAATTGCCGTGGCATCGGGGGTGAACCTGAACACCTTCAATATCCAGCAGTTGCAGTCCGGCAAACCCACCACCTTGCTGGGTGTCAACTGGATCATGACCAACCGCCTGCCGGTGTCAGCGACTGCCAACACGGTGCGGCTGTGCCCGATCTTTTCCAAGGCCAACATCATCCGTGGTGTCTGGCAGGACATCACCGGCGACATGTGGAACGACACCAGTGCCAAGAACCTGCCCTATGCCTACGTCTCGGCCTATGTCGATTGCGTGCGCAACCAGGACAAGGGCGTGATCGTGATCGAATGTCAGGAATGAGCTGACGGGCCGGGGGTCAGCCCCGGCCCGCCGTTCCCGTTTTCATCCATCGAGGAGGCCATGCTATGGCAGTCGTCAAAGGCAAGTCCGACCTGTTCCCGGACACCCCGCTTTCCAGCACCGCGCCCGATCCGGCGAAGGCGCGCGGGCGCACCCGCAGCGCGACGTTCACCGTCACCAACCTTGCGACCGACAGTTCGGGCAGCAGCTATCATCTGGCCGATGTTCCCGCCGATGCGTTGTGGGATGAGGGCACCATCTTCAAGGTCAATGGCTGGGGTTTTGCCACGATCAGCATCGGCACCGCGACCGACGTGGACGCGCTTTACACCGGCCTGATCTCGGTGGGCACCTATCTGTCGCCGGTGGTGGTCGGCGATGCCCGGCACGGCCTGCCGATCTGGCAGGCGCTTGGTCTGGCGGCAATGCCCGATGGCGCCATGGTCGGCATCTATGCCCATGCCGTGGCCGGTGCCACCGGGGCGGGCACGCTGACCGGCAAGATCGTCTACCGCCACCACTGAGGGATGGCCGGTTGAACCCCGCCGGGGCCGCATCAGGCCCCGGCCCTGCCACAAGGACCGATCATGCCGACGCCGATTGCCGCCAGCACCATTGTCGCCCAGGCGTTCCGGTTCATGGAAGCCAGCCCGATTTCCAGTTTCGACGATGACAGCGAGCAGGCGCAGGCGGCGCGCGAACAGTATCCGGCCGCGATGGCGCAGTGTCTGGAAGAGGCCGACTGGTCCTTTGCCTC